ACAGATACTCCCATATCCACGATGCACTGCAATATATGATGATGGGAGCTGGAGAGGGAAAACAACTGATAGCTGGAAAGGCAAAAAATCCTACAGTTGTAAAAACAAGAGGTTGGAATATCTTTGATAAAAAAACAAGAAGGTCAATATGGCAAAACAAAATGAATGGCTAGTCTACTTCTATGAGGACAAGGATCATCACAATACCCATAGATTCTTTAAAAAAGGTTTTAAACACTGTGGAGTTATGTCATATGATCCCTATACTAAAGTTTGGCTACTGATAGAATACATATTTGGAAACCTATTGGTAGAAACTCTTACAGAACAAAAGGTAGATGCCATATTTAGAATGATTCAAATGAAGAAAGGGCATATCGTTAAAGTGCCAGTACAATACAAATTAACACGATTCCCAACACTTATGAGTTCTTGGATCAAGGAACATAGCTGTGTAAGTTATGTGCAAAGATTGTTAGGGTTAAATAAGTTTTGGATCTTTACTCCTTATCAGCTATTTTGTGAGTTGAAAAAAAGGGGTTTTTCTGAAATAGATATATAAATTATGGGCAGTATGTTTGGAAGTACGAAGTATAGGGAATCTGAAGCTGATAGACAGTTGCGATTAGATATTGAGGAAAGAAAAAAACAAGAAGAAGCAGAAAGAATTGCAAACGAAAAAGAAGAAAAAAGACAGAAGAAAAGAAAAGACAAAGGATTGGTAGGATCAAGAAGTATGTTCAGCAGAGCTGGAGGAAAGGGATTCTATTATGAAGGAGAAGAAATATAATGTCCAGTAAGAATGGAACAAGTGGTAGCAGTAATACTGATAGTGGAAGTTATTCTGGTGGACAAGGAACTGGTGGAGCTAATCAAAGCGAACACGATAAAAGACAAGCAAAATTACAAGCAAACATTAATAAGCTAAAAGCAAAAGGAGCTACTAAAGAATCTATTGCTGGTTTAGAAGCAAAAAAAACAAAAGAAGCTAAAAAATTTGAGTTTAAAACAACTGGAGTTGCAGAAGGAAAAAAATATGTAGCTGAACAATTAGGTCTGGTAGAAAAGAAAGCTGGGCCAATGGATTACTTGCAAGATCATAGAGGAAAAACAACTGGATATTATGCAAGTAAAAACTTTGGAACAAAAGGTGGTATTGATTTTTATGGAGAAGAAGCATCTGCAGCCACAGATAAATATTTAGAAGAATCAGGAGTTCCAAAACATTCTCAATTATGGCAAGAATTAAAATATGGCATAAGTGGTGGAGCTATGGGATCAGGCGATCCTACTGGCATATTATCCTCTACTGCCATTTCACAGCCAATGTGGGAATCACAAAAAAATTTAAAGCAAATGATAGGATTGGGTATGGCTGCTGTGGGAGCGCCAATGGCTGGACAAATAATATATAGTGCAGCTAAAAAACCATACAATGAATATCTTAAAAGTTTTTATAATATACAATCTTCAACTTCAATGTCATCTACTTCTTCACAGCCAATGGATTCTGGAGAATATCTTTCAGAAAATTATGGGCAGAATTTAGTTTCTAATACATCTGGAACAGAAGAAACACAATATGATGCAGATACTACTGCTAAAAAAAGAAAACATCACATTAAGTCTGGAGCTGGTGGCATAGATGTTAAAGGTTATAATTTATTTGCCAAAACAAATCAAACCATCTCAGGTGCAATGAGTAGCTAATGGCTTACATTCCAGTAGCTGAATCTTCAGTAGAAACATATACTTCAGATAAAAGAGTAACATCTTTTTTAAAAAAATTAAAAGATGCTGAAGGAATCTTCGATCATTGGAAGGACAAGTATGAGGAAGCGTATGAATATACTATGCCTCAACGAGAATCATTCTATGAAGAAACAATAGGCGACAGAAGAACAGATAAGATATTTGACGAAACAGCAGTAGTGGGCATACAAGAATTTGCATCAAGACTACAAGCTGGAATATGTCCAACTTATGGCAGATGGGCAAACTTTAAAGCTGGTACAGAAATACCAGAGGATCAAAAACCAGAAGTCAATGAATCATTAGATACTATTACCAATTATGTCTTTGAAGTAATTAGTGGTTCAAACTTTAATCAGGAAATACACGAATGCTTTATGGATTTAGCCATAGGTACTGGCGTACTTTTGGTGGAAGAAGGAGATTCATTAAATCCCATTAAGTTCAATGCAATACCATTGCCTAGAGTAATGTTGAACAATGGGCCTGACAATAAAGTGGATACAGTATTTAGAAAAAGAAAAATACCATATGACAGATTAATGGTTGCTTATCCTAAAGCAGAAATGTCTGAAAATATGATGCGTATTATTGGACAGAAAAGATCAGAACAAGCTACCATAGTTGAAGGCGTATTCAAACTGTATGATGAACCCAATGTAGAAAAATACAAATACTGTGTTGTTTGTATGAATGAAAAAGAATTTATTTATGAAACTGAATTTGTAGGTACTGGATCAAATCCCTACATTGTATTCAGATGGAACAAGGCATCAGGAGAAGTTTATGGGAGAGGCCCAGTCTTTAATGCTATGGCTGCAATTAAAACTACTAACTTAACAGTAGAATTAATATTACAAAATGCACAGATGAATATTAGTGGCATCTATACTTATGAAGATGATGGTGTCATTAATCCTGATAACATTTCCTTAGTACCGGGAAGTCTAATTCCAGTAGCTCCAAACAGCAGAGGATTGATTCCTCTTAATGCTGCTGGTAAATTTGATGTGGCTCAACTGGTGTTAGGCGATATGCGACAAAACATTAAGAAGGCATTGTATATGGAATCACTTGGCAGACCTGAGGGAACACCAATGTCAGCTACAGAAGTTTCAGAAAGAATGGCAGACCTTTCCAGACAGATTGGTTCTTCCTTTGGCAGACTGCAATCAGAATTAATAGTTCCATTGTTGAGAAGAATAATCAAGATTTTAACCAAGCAAGGAAGAATAGAAATACCTAGAATTGATAATAGAGAAGTAACAGTTATATCTTCATCTCCATTATCTCAAGCACAGCATCAGCAAGATGTGGCTGTAGTTAATAACTTTAATGCTATTTTGGCTCAAACATTCGGCCCACAAATTCTTAATCTTATTGTGAAGCAAGATGAAGTAGCTAGATATTTAGCAGAAAAACTGGGATTACCAGAAAAACTAATCCGTGATCCTAATGAACAACAATCTTTAGTTAAAGAGTTGCAAAATATGCAGCAACAAGCTAATATGGGGGGAAATGAGCTGGGAAACCCTAACCAAAGGCAAACAAACGGACAAGGACAAACCCCAAGTATCTGATGATGGTTCAGACAAACTGTTCGCTTCAGTTTTCAGTGGGCCAAATGGAAAAAAAGTCATTGAATATTTAGAGATGATGACATTTAATGTCTTTGCAAATCCACAATCATCATCTAATAACTTGTGGCACTTGGAAGGACAAAGATACTTATTAGGAATAATAAAAAATAAATCAAATAGGGGAAAGAAAAATGGCTGAAGAAGAAGTTAAGACAGAAAGTACAGAAACAGTAGAAGAAGAAATAATAAAACCAGACTATGTATCTGAAAAGTTTTGGAACAAGGATACAAAAGAAATTAATGTAGAGGACTTATCTGCCAGTTATAATTCATTAGAAAAGAAACTGGGATCAAGAACAGATGAATTATCAAAACAAATAAGGGAAGATATAGAAAAGGAAAGACTGGGCAAAGTACCAGAAGCCTATGAAGTTAAAACTCCAGAAGTTCCAGAAGGAATTAATATAGAAGTTAATAAAGAAATGCCCTTACTGCAATGGTGGGAAGAAACAGCAAAATCAAATGGATTATCACAAGAACAGTTTGATAGTGGAATCAAGGCGTTTGTTGATAATGAAATTAGTTCTTTGCCTGATATAAACAATGAGGAAAAAATATTAGGGGAAAATGCAAAGCAAAGAATAGAATCTGCTGAATTATGGGCAAAAAAGAATCTTAGTACAGATGGCTATGATACAGTTGCCAATCTTGCCTCATCAGCAAGTGGCGTTAAGGTCATAGAGGAATTAATGAGATTAACCAAAGATGTTCCTATGCCACAAACAGAAACAGCTATTGATGCAGCTCCGAGTTTAATGGACTTACGATCAATGATGCGTGATCCTAAATATTGGGATTCCAACTTACGAGATGATGCGTATGTCAAAAAAGTAACGGAGCTATATGAAAAATACTACGGAAAAGAAAAAGCAGTTCCAAAAAGTTAAGATAGTATGGAGAGATGCTGTATCTCATGCCGACTGGCTGAATCCTGAAGATGTTAAAAAATACAAGCCATATATCAATGTTTCCGAGGGTTTTCTGCTTGAAAAAAATAAAAATGCTACCATAGTATATATGTCATACAACGATACGGACATTGGAGACATCTGTGTCATACCAAGTGAAAATGTTGTTTCACTTTGTGAGTTGAAAACTTCCAAAAAATATGTCAGTAAATCACCTAAGACCTTAAAGGGTTAAGGAAATGCCTTTATTTTAAGACAACATTTTAAACTCCTGAAAGATAATCTGATAATGAACTTAACAAAGGAGATTTAAAATGAGTTCGACTATTAACAATGCCTTTATCACTCAGTTTGAAGCTGAAGTGCATATGGCATATCAAAGGATGGGTTCTAAGCTAAAAGGACTTGTTCGCACAGTTAATGGTGTATCAGGAGAATCTGTTAAATTCCAGAAAGTTGGTACTGGTTCAGCAACAACCAAAGCAAGACACGCTGAGATTGTAGCTATGAATATTGCCCATACCAATGTAACTGCGACTTTGGCCGATTACTATGCATCTGACTATGTAGACAAGTTGGATGAGCTTAAGACTAACATTGATGAACGAGGAGTAATTGCAAGTAACGCTGCTTATGCTCTCGGTAGGAAAACTGATAGTATTATTACTACAGCAATGTCATCTGCTACAACTCTAGCTAATAATGCTGGAGCAAGTGGAGCGACACCAGCTACCGATATGAACATAGACAAGTTTAAAGAAATGCAAGAACTGTTCGGAACAAATAATGTTCCTGATGACAATTCAAGATATTGGGCGATTGGGCCTAGCCAATGGGCTGACCTTTTAGCTGATAACCAATGGACACAAATGGAATACTTAGGTTCTGGTGAACTTCCTTTTGGTGGTATGAACTATACTGCGAAAAGATTTGTTGGATTCCTAACATTTGTCCATTCTGGATTGGATACATCTGCATCAACGGATAGACATACTGTTGCGTGGCACAAGTCATCAATGGGTCTAGGAGTAGGTTCTGAGGTAAGAACTGAAGCTAACTATATACCTGAAAAGGTATCACATCTTTTAACCTCTTATTTATCAATGGGATCAATTTTGATTGACGACAATGGTATAAGAGTACAAAAGTGTGCTGAGTAGGAAAGGAGAAAACATATTATGGCTTATGCATTAGCAAATCCTATTAAAAAGGTTGCACAAATGGGCGATACCAATTCTCTCTGGTACTATACAGATGGGGATGCTATCGGCACTATCGTG